CTTTAACAGGTACTTCTGCTGGTTTTACTGGTGATGTAAACATTGGAAACAATGACGCAAGTAACCCTGTTAGTAAACTTAGGCTAGGAGCAACTCTGTACGGTGCGGCTGATATTGTTCCTGTTTCCACAGGCCATAAAATTGGTTTAGATTTTAAAACAGATAGTACTGGTGATACCACTATTGACCCAGTTACTAGAATGTCAATATCTAATGAAGGATATATAACAACGCCTTTTCAGCCAGCGATACTGGCCTCTGCCAGCAGTATTCAAACTTTTAGTTCAACTGCTACAGCTACAGCTATGACGTTGGGTACAACTAATTTTTCAAGAGGAAACCTAACAAGGTCTGGAAATAATTTAACAGTTCCAGTAACAGGTTACTACGTTTTTAATTATGCTATAGCAGCTAATATCTTTAGTAATATTAGAGCGTTTGGAGTGAGGCTTTATCAAAACGGCAGCGGTCTTCAGGCACATAATTATCATGCTGCATATTGGCTTGGAGGCTCTGCTGCTACACACTATGAGTTTACTGGCACATTTTTAGTTAGTCTATCTGCAAATGACTATGTAACTCTGTACGGTATACTTTATGACACTACCTCCAACATTAACTTTCAAACGCAAATTAACGGTTATTTAATAGGTTAGGAGGAATACATGACAAGAGCAAGAGATGTAGCTAACCTCATAGGTTCTGGCAACTTTAGCAGTACTACGTTCACAGCTACTGCAGGACAGACAGCCTTTACTATATCTCACACACAGGGATTTATACAGGTATTTATGAATGGCTTGCTCTTAGATGAAACAGTAGACTACACAAGCAATGGATCAGCAGTAACGCTTACATCAGGTGCAGCAGCAGGTGATGAAATAGAAGTTGTTGCGTATAATACGTTCAGCGTTGGTGATGCACTCAACCAAGCAGCAGCCGATACGAGATACGTCAATACTACTGGCGATACTATGACAGGTAACTTACTGTTAGGCAGTAATTCTATAGGATTGGGAACTACATCCCCAGATGAAAAAATACACGTTGAAGGCTCTATTTTAGTTGATGCTTTTAATGCTGGAAATGAGACAGGTATATTTTTTAGAGAAGGTTTTACAAGTTCTAATAAGTACAACCACTCTATTTTAGCTTATGATGATGATGGTTCTCCTGATGGCATTTCTATAAATGGCTATGGTGGAGTAAGTATTTGTACTGGATCAAACTCTAGGCAAGAACGCTTCAAGGTAGACAGTTCAGGCTATGTAACAACACCTAATCAGCCATTTTTTTGGACAAAGGCTGGTTCTTCATCTGCAGCAGATCATAGTGGTGGAACAAAAGTCTTTGCCTCAAATACTGGTACATATGGTTCTAAACAAGAAACTGGTAATAATTTTAATACAACTACTGGCCACTTTACTGCGCCTGTTTCTGGTGTTTATCACTTTGCCTGTCAGATTAGAATAGATTCTTTTGGGGGAACTTACTCGTATCTTACTTTGTGGGATAGTGGCTCTGTTGCATTTGCTAGAGATTTAACAAGTCAGACTGGAACTTACAATACTCAAAGTGTATCAGCGTCTAGGTATTTAAGTGCTAATGATTATGTTTATGTATTTTTTGTAACTGCTGGCGATACTAGTACTACCATTAGTTCAGATAGCTTTTTTACAGGCCATTTAGTAGGTTAGGAGGAACACATGAGCAACGCACGAAAACTTGCAGACAATCTTCCTAGCGTAGGACAGCTTGGTAATAGAAATGTTATCATAAATGGTGAATTTGCAATATCTCAACGTGGAACCTCGTTTACTAATATAGGTTCTGCTGGAACTTATGATGATACTTACACATTAGATAGGTTTTTAATTTCACAAGGTGTTTCTGCTGGAAGATGTACAGTAACACAGGAAAGTGATACACCTACAGGTTTTTCTAATAGTTTAAAAATAGCCACTACAACTGCTGACACAAGTATTGCTGCAGGAGAATATCATAGATTACAAACAAAATTTGAAGGGCAAAACTTACAAAGATTTGCAAAAGGAACAACTGGTGCAAAAGAATTTACTCTGAGTTTTTACTGCAAAGCAAATGCTGCTGCTACATATGTGGTTGAATTAGTCGACAACGATAACACTAGGTCAGTATCAAAAACATTTTCTGTTACTACAGATTGGACAAGAGTTATTGTTACTTTTCCAGCAGATACAACTGGTGCATTTACCAATGATGCAAACCTAAGTATGGAGGTTAATTGGTGGATGCATGCTGGTTCAACTTATAGCAGTGGAACACTACAAACAACTTGGGGGGCTATTGTAGCCGCTAATCGTGCTGCTGGTATAAATAGTATTTTTGACAGCACTAGCAGAACCTTTTTTATCACAGGCGTTCAGTTAGAAGTTGGGTCACAGGCTTCACCGTTTGAGCATGAACAACACTCAGTTACACTAGCCAAGTGTCAACGATACACATTCGTGCATCAAACTGATTCTGATTATGACTGGGCAGCACTTAGTGGATATTGTAATACCACTACAAATGCGCTGTCTTTTTATCAATTTCCTGTAAAAATGAGAGCATCACCTACATTAACAACATCAGGATCTTTTCAGATACTAGACGGATTTACTAGTTATACTATCTCTAGTAGCTCTCTTTCTCAATCTTCACCTCTTAGTGCTAGGGTAGACGTTGCATCCAGTGGTTTAACCGTAGGTAGACACATTGCAGTTAGAAATCTTGGTGATTCTGGTGCTAAACTAATATTTAGTGCTGAGTTGTAAATGTTTGGCTTTGCTGCAGTATCAGAGACACCGTTCTCAGCGGAGCTAACTAAGTACACTATAGGTGTTGATCTCCCTGCTGTATCTGCAGGTTCTGCGTTAAACTCTCCTCAGTTTTCAGGAGGTGTAAATCTACCAGCATTAACAGGAGTTTCTGCTACACTAACCAACGCTGCGCTTGACATTAACGGAAAAGCAAATATAACTACTGCTAACGTAGCAAGCACCACAAGCATAGCTGCACTAACACTTTCAGGTAAAGCTAATCAAACACCTACTGCAGTTACAGCAGCATTCACAGCTAACGTACCAAGTATAACAGGTATAGCTAATAAAAACCTACCATCTCAAACTGCTATGTCTAGTGCGGTTTTTGGTGATGATGTACAGCCTACAGGACACAACTACACAATAACTGTAGCTAACAGTGGAAGTGGTAATAAGTTTTACATAGATGGGGTAGAGGCTCCTGTACTAACACTAACAAAAGGATTAACATACGTCTTTGATGTAAGTGATGGCACTAACAGTGGACACCCCTTTAGATTCAAGGATGCTTCTGGTAACTCTTACACTACAGGAGTTACTACTTCAGGAACAGCAGGATCATCAGGAGCTACAGTAACATTAGTAGTTCCTACATCTGGTACAATGCCAGCCAGATACTACTGCACTGTACACGGTAATGGTATGGGTAATACCATAACTACAGTAGATAGCACTACAACTTTTACTGTAACTGTTGCAAACGTAGGTGGCGTTAACATATTTGTTTTAAATAGTATAAACAACCCAACGCTGCAGCTTGTAAGAGGAACGACATACACATTTGATCTTAGTGACTCTTCTGTGTCTGGACATCCACTAGCGTTTAAGAGTGGTAACAATAGTTACACAGATGGTGTAACAAGCAGTGGTACTCCTGGTCAATCTGGTGCAAGTGTAACCTTTGCAGTACCATTATCTGCACCAGCAATAGGGCTAAGATATTACTGTACTGTACATGGCAATGCTATGGGTAATACTATAACTACTAGTGGAGTATCCGCATCACTAACAGCACAAGGTAAAGCTAATCATACTCCTACATCCATAGCTGCTGTAATAGATAAAGTAGTACCAAGCATAACAGGTTTGGCTAACTTTACAATAGGAAGTGTTAACGCTACTATAGCACAAAAATTAGATGACCCTGTTGGTGTACTCTTTCCGTTTGATGACTTTGCAGCTAATTTTAGTAGATACAGAACAGTAGTTATAACTCCAAATGTCTCTAGAGTTAACAGAACAGTTGTCATACCTGCTGAAAGTAGAACTGTAGTTGTTCGCCCTGTAAGAAAAGATAACGTAGTATATATAACGAACTAAGGATAAGATATGTCTTACAAATGGCCTGAAAAAGATCCTGATGAAACAGCAGACTTTAGTGTAGACTGGTCTAGATTTCTAGGCTCTGACTCTATAGTATCTGCTGTATTTTTTGTTGATGATGAAAATGGAACAAAGACACAAGTATCAACAGCACAAATTGTAAATAACTTACAGTTTATACAAAGCACTGTTTCTGGAAACGTAGCAACTGCACGTTTTGCACAAGGAACAAATAATCTACGATACAATATTACTGTTCGTATAAACACCACACAAGGTCTTACGTATGAACGAGTTGTAGTATTACCTATTAGGAATAGATAAATGGCATATGACTTTCTTGGTTTGGTTAACGATGTTAATCACAGACTTAACGAGGTAGCACTTACTTCATCAAACTTTGCAGCAGCTACTGGATACTACAGTATAGCTAAAGATTCTATTAACTCTGCAATTAAACATATTCAACAAGAAGAGTTTGAATGGCCTTGGAATCACGTACAGTCTGAGCTTGTGTTATCTGCAGGTTCTATGAAGTACTACTATCCTACGGATGCTAAAACAATTAACATGAACTCTTTTCGTATAAAAAGAGACAACAGTTTAAATGTAGGAACTGAAAAACTAAAGTCTCTTGTGTATGAAGAATGGCTAGAGAAGTATGCCGATGATGAGTTTAATACAGATACAAGCATACGTGGTGTTCCTAGGCTTATTATACGCACACCAAGTAGAGAACTAATATGTCATCCTGTTCCTGACAAAGCATACACTATAGTCTATGAATATTACTCTATGGGCTATGATTTAGAAAATGCACTAGACGTACCCTCTTTACCAGAGCAATATAGATTTGCTATAGTTGACGGTGCAATGTATTACGCATTTCAATTTAGAGGTGATACACAAGCAGCAGACGTAGCTCTTAGAAAGTTTGAAGATCAAATAAAGAACTTACGTACAATAAATATAAATAGAACACCATACCTAAGAGACAGAAGAGTTAGTTTCTAATGCCAGTACAATGGACTACATTTCCTATGGAGTTCAAAGGTGGGTTGATCTCCAACCTTACTCCGTTACAACAGGGTACTAATGCTATAGGTTCTGCTACTATTCTGCAGAACTTTGAGTCTGACAGAGAAGGTGGTTATAGTAAGCTAAAAGGTTACAGTAAGTTTAGTAACACAGCAGTTCCTGGCACAGGTGAAATTCTAGCTATGAAGGTTGTTTCTTCAGGCAGGGCTGTGGTAGCTAGAAAAGTAAATGCTGCTGCAATAGCAGCTTATGGAACGTTAGCTAGTGGAGACTTAAATAAAACAGCATACTATCATGGCACAGGAACTACTTGGGCGCACGTAGGTACAAGCTCTTCTACAAATACATTAAAAGCTAGGTTTGCTGATTTTAACTTTACGCAAGAAGACAAAACAATATTTGTTGATAGTAAAAGTTTCCCAATAATATTTAATGCTAGTGGAAGCACTACAACAGCTTTAACATCTTCAAATAGCTCCGATGTACAAGGAGCAGAAAATGTTGTAGTATTCAAGAACCATGCTTTCTACTCCAAAGGTAGTAAGATATTCTTTACAGCACCCAACACAGTAGATGATTTTGCTACAGGCAATGGCGCTGGTACAATAAATGTTGGGTTTGATGTGACAGGTATGGTAGGCTTTCGTGATCAGCTTATCATTTTTACTACAGACACAATAAAAAAACTTGTAGGCAATACTTCTTCTGACTTTAGGTTAGAGCCTATAACAGATAAAATAGGTTGTATCAATCCAGATAGTATACAAGAATTTGGTGGTGATATAGCATACCTATCTCCTGATGGCATACGTTTACTTAGTGCTACTGATCGTATAGGTGACCTAGCTCTTGACATCGCATCTGATCCAATATACGAAGATGCTAATGATTTTATAGCACAAACAGATACATTCTGTTCTGTATTAGTTAGAGGTAAATCACAGTATAGATTATTTGCATACATACCCTCTGTGCAAGCAGCTAGTGCTGCAGGTTTAATAGCTACTAAATTTATTGCACAAGGTGGCACTGGCATATCTTGGTCAACAACTAAAGGACTCAAAGTAAACGTAGCAGACAGCACATACTCAGGCGCACAAGAAACTATCATGTTTGGTAACGATGATGGCTTTTGTTACAGGATGGATTCAGGAAACTCTTTTGATGGCAGTTCGATAGAAGCCATATATGAATCTCCGTTTATGCCTATAACAGATCCACAAATACGTAAGACGTTATACAAACTTAGCTTGTATGCACAGCCCACAGGAACAATGCTTTTAGATGTTAACTTTAAAATAGACTTTGACACTAAGAATGATCCAGGCGTGGTTCAACCAGATCTTATACAGATAGGTGCATCAGGAGGTGGCGTAAGTTTATATGGTGCATCTACTTCTGTATATGGAGGTACAGGCGTTACGTTTGGTGGTAATTTAGATCAAGTGTATTTTGAAAATTTAGTAGGCTCATTTAAAACAATAGCAATGCGTATTACAGACAATTCAACAAATCCAACCTTTACTCTTGACACAGCAGTGCTTGAGTACAGACAACATGATAGGCAGTAACAATGGCAGGTTATACAAGACAAGCAGCAGCTAACATCGCTACAGGTAGTGTTATTGACGCTGATGATTTCAATGATGAGTACAATCAGATACAGTCAGCATTCAATGCTAGTACTGGTCACACTCACGATGGTACTGCAGCAGAGGGCGCACCTATTGAAAAGATAGGACCATCGCAGGACGTGGTTTGTACAGCAGCATTGCTTAGACCTAAAACAACTAACACTATAGATTTAGGCACAACATCACTACAATACAAAGACGCTTTCTTTGATGGTACAGTAAAAACAGATACACTTACTGTAGATGAAAATGCTACAATAACAGGTAACCTAACTGTAAGCGGTACTTTTACTGATTCTGGAAGCGGTACACAAACTGCTGCAAGAGCAGCTTTATCTGCAGGAACAGGTATATCTTACAATAACAGCACTGGTGTTATTACTTGTACTGTTGATACTCCTGCAGAAGTAGGCTTGGGTAACCTGTCCAACAACGGTAACAACTTATCTGGTGCTTTTACAGCAACAGGAAACATCACAGCGTTTTCAGATGAACGTCTTAAAGAAAACGTAGAAACCATAGAAGGTGCGCTTGACAAAGTATCACAGATGCGTGGTGTTATGTATGACAAAGACGGCGAGCGTGGCACAGGTGTTATAGCTCAAGAGATGCAGCAAGTTATGCCAGAAGTTGTACACGATGGTGAGTATTTATCTGTAGCGTATGGTAACATAGTAGGTGTACTAATAGAAGCTGTAAAAGAATTAAAAGCAGAACTAGATCAATGCAAATGTAAAAAGTGTGAGTGTGAATAATGCCTCTCCCCAGTAGCGGTGCTATAAGTTTAAATCAAATACACGTAGAAGCAGGTGGTACTAGTAATACTCAAGCGTCTTTGAATGATGCTGACATACGAGCTATGATTGGTAAAAGTAATAACGCTCAAAACTCTTTTAGTGAATATCGTGGAGTTTCTGCAGCAGCACCTTCTGGTACTTATAAAGGGCGTACAATTACAACTGGTAACGGATTTCCTAGCGGATATGTTACTTTAAGTTCTGGCTCGAAGTTAGTTGTTGTTACCTGTCAACTAGCAGGACCAAATAATACATATGTAAGTTTAGGTGGCACAAATATGACACTTGCTGCAAAAATGGAAGGCGCTGCCAGTGGTGGAGTTTGGCCTGGGGGTGTGACATCAGCAATATATTATTTAGTTACCTCTGCATCTGGCTCTACTTATATTACTGGAAACGGAGGTAGTGGTAGATCTGTAACACATACTTGGGAAATAACTGGATATAATAGCTCTACTCCTGCTTCGACAGCAGCAGTACAAAATACTAACCCTAACAGTTACTCTAAAGTTATTGGTCTTACAACTCAGTTTAATGGAATAACTATAGGTTCAGGTATTTCGGAAGATACTGTGCCAGCAAACCAAGGCGGTATATCGGTTAGCAACTCTGACAGTTTAATACAAATAGACTTAGAAAGTGCTACTAATCATTACACTTGGAGAGATGAAGGTACAGGATCAGGAACTACAAATTACACTGTAACACATAACGGTACAGGTAGTGGATTCAATAACACTTCAACTATTTTTCAGTTAACGGCGGCACATTGGAAATGATAACACCAGAAGAACTAGAAGATATGCTAGATCGTGCAGCCAAGCGTGGTGCTTCAGCAGCATTGCGTGAAGTAGGACTACATGATGACGATGCTCGTAAAGATATACTTGAGATGCGTAGCTTACTAGAAATGTGGCGTGATACACGAAGAGGTGTATGGTCAACTATTGTAAAGATGTCAACCGTAGCAGTAATAACATTCATTGCCGCATCGTTGTGGATGCAAATAGGGAAATAAGATATGGCTAAAAAATTCATGGGTTTCAAGCCTGAGACAATGACAAACAAGATACTCCCAGCGTTGGGCTATAATGGACCTAAAGATCAAAAGTCTATCAATGCTTTCCTAGCAGCTAATCCTGCAGCAGCAGCCAAGATGGGCAAGTACACTATGGCGGCTAGGCAGATGGTTGAAGGCAAGCCTATTGGCGCTAGTAAAGGATTTAAAATTATCGGTGGCAAAAAAGTAAGAAGAGAAACGCCTCAAGAGATGAGAAATAGAGTACATGGAGTACCTAAAACATTAACTCCTCAACAAGCAGGGGATAGATATGGACTTGCATCAAACCCAGGAAAAGATATTCCTGTACAACATAGAGGATCTGTAGCTTTAGCAAGACTAGGTAAAGACATATTTGGTAGAGATGCTAGTGGTGGCGGTGGTGGAAGATCAAGCAGATCAGCCCCTGCTGTACAAGACTCACCAACAACACAAGGTGGCATTTCTCGAAACGGTGTTCAGGGTTATATCGATCCGCAAGGTAATTTTGTTCCATTTGGCGGCGCTGGAAGTTCACCAACAGGAGGCACAACACCAACAGGTGGTGCTACACGAAACCCTGCAAACATGATGCCAAGTGGCTCTCTGCTATCACAACAAATAGGTGCTGATCCAAATGCTATGGTAACTAGAGCAGGTGTTGTAGCAAAAGACGGTGGACCAGCAACACTCATACCACAAGGCACAGGACAGGCAGGACCAGCAGCACAAGCAGGAGCTACAGTAACAGGACAAGCTGCAACAGCAGAAGAAATTGCTGCTATGACACCAGCAGAGTATCAAGCATATCAATCACAGCAAGCTTTACAAGAGGCTTTAAATAACTATTTAGCAGCACAAGGTGAGGTTAGTCCTGACTCTATTGTTGATCCTGCACAAATGAACCCATTTACTGCAGCAGCATTAGGACTACAAGCTGCACAATTAGGAGAAGCACAAACAGTAAAAGCTCCTGATCCACTAGAGGTAACAGACGATCAACTAATATCTGGTCCTACTGTAGATCAAGACAGAGTAGATGCTACCATAGCAAAGAACCAAGCTGCGTCTGTAAAAACCGAGCTAGATACTTTGATGCAGGACTTCCAAGGCGGCGATCCACCCTCATGGGCTGCAGGAGCTATGCGTAACGCAGCAGCAGCAATGGCTGCACGTGGACTGTCAGCTTCTAGTATGGCAGGTATGGCTATTGTACAAGCAGGTATGGAAGCAGCTTTACCTATTGCACAGATAGACGCATCCAACAAACAAGAAGTAGCTTTACTCAACGCTGAACAACGTGCCAACTTCTTAGGCATGGAGTTTGATCAGGCTTTTCAAACTAGAGTAAGAAACGCAGCACGTATATCTGAGATAGCTAATATAAACTTTACTGCTGCACAACAGATAGCACTAGAAAATGCTAAGATGGCACAGACTGTAGACTTAGCTAATTTAGATAATAGACAGGCCAAAGTTTTAGCCGATGCTGCTACACTATCACAGATAGACTTAGCTAATTTAAACAACAGACAAGCAGCTAACGTGCAAAATGCTAAGTCATTCTTACAGATGGACTTATCCAATCTAAGTAATCTTCAACAGATGCAAGTCCTCAGAGCGCAAGAAACTGCTCAATCAATACTGAGTGATAGTGCTGCAGAGAATGCTGCAAGACAGTTCAACGCTACATCACAAAACCAGACAGACCAGTTCTTTAGATCTCTTGGTTCACAGGTACAAAGATTTAATGCAGAGCAGATCAACGCTATTAACCGTTTCAATGCAGGTGAACTAAATGCGCTGGCACAGTTTAACACAGCACAGACTAATGCACGTGATCAGTTTAACGCACAGAACCATCTTATAATTGCACAGGCCAACGCTGCATGGGCGCAAGCTATTACTACAGCAGCCAACGCAGCAGCTAACCAAGCAAACC